AACTGGCTTCTACATATCTTTTTAGTAAAATATTAGCAGCTAATTTAGATTTCTTGGTAGATCTAATACCAATTCCTTCTTTATCACAGTTAAGGATGTTCTCAAACTCAAATTCATAGAACATACTCTGAGCTACTTCACCACCAACGTCATTATTTTCTATCATGACATAAGCACCGTTGTAGTATTCTGATACTCCGATCACTGCTTGAGCAAAATCATTAGTAGAAATCATATTGTTTCTATATACGGCTACTTGATGTATCTCATATTCATCTACAACTTTTAATACTTGTATGACAGAATAGTCATTACCAGTTCCTTTAGCTGAGTCAACACCGAGAATATAGAACCCATCAGGCTCTGGCTCTTCATATACTCTCATTAAATGTTTATGTATTACTGTTATTGGTTCTTTAGTATAGTTACCTAGTCTTTCTAATAAGTTACCATCGATAAGGGTGCTTGATGATCCTAAGAACACTGCCCCATATTCCTGGTTGAAACTGATTGCTCCGATATCTCGGATCATAGCTTCTTTCCATTCTTCGTCTCTACCTGGAACTTCCCACCAATTAACCTTAATAGGTCTAAAGTTATTTTCGTTTTTAACGGCCCCACGGTACAGATGATAGAACGGCCCCATACCATTAGGGGTTGACGATATAATGATCTTAGAGGTCTTACCAGACGAAATAGTAGGGAATACTGATCGTATGAAGTCATCAGCTACGTGAGTAGGTACGAATGCAAATTCGTCAAGATAAAGTAATGCAATTGATTCACCACGAAATGATGAAGACGCAGTTGATCCTGAAAGAATTCTTGATCCATTCTCTAATGTAATTGTAGTTTTAGACCAGTCCACAATACCTTGTTGAAGCCACAAAGGAAGTTCATGATAGGCTTCCTTAATTCTTCTCAATATTTCCATTGCGGTTTTCTCTCTGTTCGCAAGGATGGCTATAACTTTATCTTCCCTAAATAATGCATACCATAGAATATATATGGTTGCGAGGGTTGTCTTACCAATCTGACGAGAGGATAGTAATATATTATGAATACGAGGGTCTTCATCGCCAACAAATGCTTTAAGTACTCTTTTCTGATACTCATGTAGACGTATCTTTTGTTTACCTTCATCTATATTTACAATCTGGAAAAATTCTTCAGCAAAATAAATTAAATCTGTTGATGCTCTAACGTATTTTGTAAGTATCTCTGGACTGAGACGAATCTTTTCAGCTGCAGCTCTTAGGTTTGGGTCGTTGTTAAACATTCAAACTCCTTGTTGAAGTTATCACGACCGATATGTTTTATCATATCCCTTTTCCATGATTCACTTCTTCCTGGTATTTCCCACCAGTTAATTTTAATAGGCTTAAAATTATTCTCACCAGCTAAAGCCTTTCTGTATACGTCTGATGATTTGTACGAAGTAAATATTACTTCAGGTGATGAATTTGCTAATATTGATGGTACTACATCATATAAAAAGTCTCGGTGGATTTGGTTTTCATGATCATCTATGAATAGTAATGATACGTCATGTACTTTATATCCAATAGAGGGTTTGCGAAATGTTATTACTGATCCTTTTCCAAATTTTATATGATGTTCACTATGTTCAATACCGGGCTTTAACCATTCTGGCAATTCATCATAAAATAATTTTATAACTTTCTTAAGGTATCTGCTGTGCTGATGCGTCTTAGTTAAAGCTATAATGATTTTGTCTTCATTGAACAAAGCATGGTGTAGTATATAAATGGCAACTAAAGTAGTTGTTGTTGCTTGCCTACCTGCCAATAGAATACTATTACGAGAATATTCTTTATCTGCAAATTCATTTAAAACTCTTTTTTGAAAGTCATATAACTCTATTTTGTGAATACCACGGTCTGTGGTGCTGATATTAACATAATGTTCAGCGAAGTATACAATATCAACTTTGCATTTTGTGTGTTGCTTTAGCTGATGTTTCTTTTCAAGTTTTGTTCTTTTCAATTGGAACATATTATTCCCTCAATTCATTTCGTGTCTTATCGACATAACCCTTTATTATTTCTAATATTTTTTCTTTGGTTTTGTACCTGACATTCAATTCGGTTATTTGAGTAAACCATTCTCTGGATAGCTTGTTCTCTTTATTAGATAAAGCCATTGCGAGTTCATTAGCGTTCTTTTCTTTTATGAAGTGACTGAGTTTTTTAAACCAGTCCTGCTGATGGGATTTAATCTCTTCTTTGTCAATGTCTCCGAAATAGCCTTTCTTATAATAGCTATTAAAGACATCTTCAAATATCTCTTGTTCTTTCTGATCTAATTCATAGAAGGCTTTAAATTTCATCGTTTTTATTCTTCGAGCTAAGGGATACATCTGATGGGTTCTGTGAACTGAGTGCTACATCTTTCTCATCAATCTCAAACTTTGCTTCTACATCATTAAGAGCGTTATTGTTTTTAGCTTTCTTAACCATCTGTAACAAATCGGTCGATGACATATTATAGTTATTGACTTGAACATTACTAGCTGAACCGGAACCCGTTGCTTTAGCTTTAACGAGTTTCATATCTATAACTGATCTACTTAGTTCTCTAAGTTCCTTTAAGGCATCTATTTTGATCTTCGCTAACGTTGCGTACACTTCGTGAGTTCTCGGCTGTGTGCCGATCTTGATATCTTTCTTGAGCATATCCATAACGTCATCTACACCACAAATGGTTTCCTTGATCTCGGCTTCCATGTAGATTTTATCATCTAAAGTCCACTCATCCTTATTCAAGGTATCAACGATATTATTTTTTCTTACTTGTATTTCGTTAGCTTTATTCAAAATTTCTTCGCTTTCAAAATCTACGTCTAACGCATCTGATAATTTATTCAGTGCACCTAGATCTGTAGAGTTGTCTTTTTTGGACATAAATTAATCTCCCCTTATCGCACTCGTGAAAGCACCTCCGGTTTTAATTGAATTGTCAGACACGTCTATGTAATCGAATGTTGCTGAAAAATCATAGGCTGATGTATCTGGGGCTGCAGAGACATTACTGAAACCTGAAGTGTTGTATTGTTCGGCTAATATATTAACCTCTGCAACACCTGCACTCGTAACATCAGTATCTCTTACAAAGTATTTAGTTCTGATCTCTTTAATGATCGCAGCGTCTGTCAATGGTCTATACATGAATGCTTGTGCATTGAATGTTAATGTACCGTTGATCTGTCGTTTCTCATCTTCTTCCTGGGGGTTAATGTATTCTACATTCATACCTTCGATTGATACTTTAATATCACGTTCGAGGTTTAGTGAACCGAATTCTTTTAACCGTAAATGAGTTGCTGGATTAAAGAAAGGTATTATTTGTTCTAATACCTGATTAAACTCATCCAATGTTTCTGTGAATACATGGAGTGAGTATGAAAAGTCATATGGTGTAGGTTGGATGCTTGTAATAAATCTATCGACTAGATCCATGTCAGCACTTGTAGAGAGTAGGTGACGTATTTCGTTAACACCTGTAGCTCTTTCTGCATTATACTTGAATCCTTCAAGGGTAATAGCTAATCTGGGAAGTTGTAAATAATACTTCTTACCAGATTCTTTTTCTAGTTTTACAAATTGATATTTATTTACGGGGCCAAATGTTAAGGGTAACTTAAAGTATTTAGCTACATTACCATCATCGTCCTTTCTTTCAACATGAATATTATTGAAAAGATCAGAAAAAGCAACAGTGATTGCTCTGATCGTATTAAAATAAAAGTATTGATTGCCACCCATAAGAGTCTTTTAACCTATCTATTTTTAATTATTTATATTACATGTCAATTATTGTGTTATTATTGAAGTAATAAGCCTTTTCTTTGTCATCATACATGTCTGTATATATTAGGACTTTTCCATCTGTTGATTCTAAAACATGCTTAATTTGTATGGATTCTAAGTTTCTGACTGAGTGAATACCCTGTGTCTCACCTTGAATGAAAATATGTCTGTGGTGTGTAGGGCATATTGGTATTAAATTAAAGGGTTTGTTGCTACCGCCCATATGTACGGGAACGATATGATGATAGTCTATGTGGTTTCTATTTCTTGTTACGTGATCGCATCCTGGGAAATGACATCTATATATTGGCATATTATTCCGTATAAAGTATAAATATTTGTAAATCACTTATTATTATATATAGAGGTTAAAATATGACATGTTCTAATAGAATAAACACTCTTACTCAGTTCAGGGAGTATATTAAAATTTCACTGGGTGCTCCTGTAATCTGCCTTGAGCTGTCTGATGATCAGATAGATCTATCTATAAAAGATAGTATTGATTATGCTTATAGATATCTGTACGGTGAAGCTTTGTTTGCTGACTATATCGCATTCACAGTTTCTGCTGGGGTGTCTGCATATCCTTTAGATGATGATATCGAGGATGCCTACGATATTACTTTTAATAACACTGGTGGTGGATCTCTTTTATTTGATCCATATTGGATGACCCTACAAAACAACTTTAACTTCTACGGCATGGCTGGTAGTGGTGGCGGTGGTGGAATGGGGGGTGGTGGTTCTATAACTGCTCTCGGACAAGGAATGTCTTTAGCTAGTGCTCAAATAGCATTCATGTATCAAAATGATGCGTATAATATGTTTGGTAAAATGTATGGAGTTAAATACAGAGAAAATAGAAAAGAATTGATAGTGACACCAACACCGGAAGCCGGAGGTGTGGGTCTGGTTAGTGTGTGGAGACGTGAACAATGTGATAAATTATATAATCACATTCTCATCAGACAACTTGCAGTAGCTAAATCAAAAAAGATATGGGCTACAAATCTAAAGAAATATAGTATTACAATGCCAGGTCAGTCTACGGTAAATGGGGATGTCTTATATCAAGACGCTCTAATCGAGGAAGATAAAGCAACTGATGCTATCTTATCGGAAAGTCAACCACCAGATTTTTATATCGCATAACATGTAGGGATTATGGGTTTTATATCAAAAGAACATTATCAACTAAAGTAGCCGTATAAGGGCCCCTAAGGCCCTCTATCAAACTGAAGTATTATCTATCATACTTCAGTTTTAAATGCTGTCCAGCCTCTTTAAAATGGCTTTAATCGTACTACCATCCACCAAAGGGATCGTCGTTTACCGGAGGGTAAGGATCTGGGTTTATTGGTTCTTCGTTAGCAGCTGATGTATTGAATAGAAACTCTTCTTTTTCTTCATCAATTTCTTCATTGATTTGGAGAATGTCAGTAGGTTTATCTGTAACTGCAGATATTTCAAGTTCTTTAGCTTTAACTGAAGGTATTGGAGGTTGGAATTCATTAACAGAAAAGTGATTATCTCTGAAGATTCTAACAATAAGAGTCCATGCTAATTTAGTTTGAAGCATTGTACCTTCAGAATCTTTCACTTCAATGACTTCATAGAATGTATCATTCCACTTGCCTTTGATTATATCGCCTTCACAAGGTTCGTATGGATCATATTCATATACTCCACAGCCTGTATTACTGAGAGTAGAAGCGACTTCGAAGTGTTGTTTAGCTACGTATATTTTGAAGATATCTTTTACATCGATACCAAATAGAGTCATTAGCTCTTCTTCAGTAGGTAATATAAAGTATCCTTGGAATGGGAATTGTCTCTCGATATGTCTATCTCGATCTTCGCCATATAATTTGTCGTAAGATGTGTTATAGTCAACTTTGTAGTAGATGAGTTTAACGCCCTGTTGGTTCCACATTTCAGTGGCTATGTTGGCAAACATTTTCTTTTCATTATCGTAACACGGGTTAGTTAAATGATTAAAATAGTCTTTCTTAAAGCAACTACTTGCAAATATAGAACCAGGTATCATAATAACCTGGGGTTGATTTATATTAAATACTGCCGAACATTCAACTGCACTTACATCCATGATGACTCCGTTTAGAATTTACCTTTTGATCTTTTCTTAGCTGCTTTACCTTTAGCTCTAATTCTTCCGAATTTTCTCATGACTTTAGCTGCTTTTCTAAGTCGTCTGAACAACTTTAGTTGAGGAAGGGGTCGTTTTCTAGGTATGAAAATACCAGTAGTCGGTGTTACTTTTTTAAATTCGAATCGTGAAAGAAATTTAGCTCTGTCTTTTAAGCTTGAATTGTAGAACTTGCCACCAGTTGCTGTTTGAATTGCACTTCTCTTGGCTCTTGCTACTTGTCTTTTTTGCCGTGGTGATCTTTTGATCTCATTGATTTTAACATCATCTTCGTCACCATCTTCGTCGTCATCGTCTTCAAGTTCTTTTTTTAATTCTTTTTTAACTTCATCGTCTACTTCACCATCTAGGTTTTTGTCGATGTACACCTGGTCGTCATGGACTACATCGAAATCATCTTCTTCTTTCTCTATAAAATAAAAGGAACCGAATGACATAGTAATACTCCATTTTATTATTATTTATATAAACACAAAAAAAGGCAGTGATAATTCACTGCCTTTATTATTCGGGGGTATAGATTAACTATTAACCAGGGACAATTGCTGCCATGTTTTGATAGTTAATTAATCTGTAGTATCTACCAGATCCAAGTAGAGAATCAGTGATTCCATATCTAGACATAACGCCTAGTCTTGGACTGAAGTCTTCTTGAGCTACAGTTCTGTTTGTTACGCCTGTGATATATGGACTAAAGATAATTCCTGAGTCACTGATACCTGGGCCTTTGTAACCGATCAGAGCGTAATCGTTAACAGCATATGAATCTCTGTAAACAGTGATTGTACCGTTGATTGTTCCTACTTCTGCAAGAGTAGTAGTTGCGTCAACAAGTGCTGTGTTTCTTGAGAATTGTGGGCCAGCTGCTTGTAGAGCAGTTGCAACTCTTCCTGAAACGATAACGAAGTTACCTGCGCCACGTCTGGTTGAGATCGCAATGTCATTTGACTTCTTGATTATAGAAGTAATAAGTCCTGCATATCTTTCTTGTGACCATCTTCCGTCAAGTGGGTTATTTGCTGTTACGTCAATGTTTGTAACTGCTTCTCCACCGAAAGAGATAGTAACTGCTGCTGATTTCATTCTTTGTAGAAGCTCTCTGTCAAGCTCAGCCATTATTTCATACTGAAGTACGCTTAACATTTCTCTTTCAATGTCAACACCGTGCATCGCTTTGATGTCCTGTGCTGATTCTAGAGAGAAGCTTGCTGCCATTTTACGAGTTTTTGCTACAACTGAAGTCTGGTCAACTCTGAATGATAGTTCAGGCATTTTTTCTGTGCCAGTTCCACCAAATTGGAAAGCCTCACCAGATACTGAAGGAGCGCCAACACCTGTGTCGATAGCTGATGTAATACCAGATACGTCTAGGCCAGGAGCAGTGTTAGGGTTGTTTACTGATGGTACAGTTCCGTTCTGTGGTTCATTACCAGTGAATCCTGAGAATTTTGCTACATCGTTAAATGCTGCTTCATTCTGTGGAAAGTCTTTGTATAAGAATCTTAGAGCGTAAGCAAGTCCAACAGGAGTACTCATAGCCTGAACACCAACTACTTTGTTAGCGAATAGAACTGGGAAAGTTCTTCTAACAAGTGCAAGAGTCATAGGTCTAAATTGTCCACCGTTAGGATCGTTTAGTGTTGCTGTACCTAGTGTGTTTGAAGCTTGTGAAGCTTCGTTCAGGGAACCGAATGCGTTTCCATCATTGAATAGTCGAGTAGTTTGGTTTTCAAGAAGTGTTGCCATGTTTTCTTTGGTATCTCTATCTTCAATATCTGCAATAGAGAGATTGCCAGGAACATTTTCCCACTTTTGAACCAATTTCGCTTTATCAGGTGTACTATACATATGTATTATCCTCCTAAAGAATTTATATATTTTTTAATATTTATATTTTTGAAAAAAATTTTAGATAAATCTGTTAGCTGCGCTATAGATATCTGCTTGTTGATTAGCTATATCGTCAATGTCTTTATCTTTTTCAGTAAGGTTAATTGTTCGTTCTTCAGCGATATATTCGTCTTCAGATATACTACCTGATTGTTCGCTTATAACAGTTTTATTAGCTTCTAAACTAGAAGTTGTTTCTTTTGTTTCAGTGATTAACTCTATGAAATTATCAAGTTTACTTTGAGTTTCGTTAAGAGCTTTACCAGAAAAGAACTCGAACACTGAAGATTTTTCACTTTCAGTCATGTGTTCTGTTTTCTTGGCAATAAGAAGCTTAGAAGCGGCTGTGTCAACTGATTCTTCTAGTTCGATTTTATCGGCAATAGATTCAGCAAGTTGATCAGTTAGTTCACTAATTTTCTCTTGATATTTTCTTAGAGACGCATATCCATCACTGTCTAGAGCTACATGCTGGTGCTCAAATAATGATTGTATACCCATGATGATCGGGCCATATGTTTCATTTACAGCTATCTGTTTTAACGTATCTTCAGAAATTTTTGATGTAATTTCCAAGTCAAGAAATTTGTCTAGTTTTTCAACTAAAGTAGATTCTAACGCATCAAGTTTTTGGTCATACTCTTTAATAAGAGTTGTTGCCACTTTCTTAACACCTTCTTGAATTTTCATATCACAATATTCTTCAGCAAGTCGTTCCACCTTAACTTTTTCAGCGTCTACTCTGATAGAAGCTTTTTCTTCAATCATTGTTGATACTTCAGTTTGAAAAGATTTAACGTCTTCTTCTGAAAGAACATCTTTTAATTTTTTTAAAATGTTATCCATTTTTGTCATTTGAATTCCTCCTAAAAATTTATTTTAGTTATCAATATTTATAATTGACTATTGAAAAAAAAGTTATTATAGGTACTTTTCTACATCACCAAACAGTCCAGCGTCAGCTGATCCTCTTTTTAGAGTTGATTGTTCATCTATTAATAATATCCCTGTAGCTTTTCCGATAATATCAGTATGGTCTTCGCTAATAAGAGTTTTAAGTTTTTCTTTTTGTTCGGCTTCTTCTGCAAGATATGCTTTCAATCTTACTGCTTTAGCTTCTTCATTCTTTGAGTCTACATCCACATAGTTATCAGTAATGTAGTGATTCGCAAAGTCTATTATGTTTTCGTCCATAATGTGCTCCTTATAAGTTGTTTCTTAATTCAGTTAAAAAATCGTCTAAAGCTTCTTTTATTATTGAAGAGCCGTGATTGTCTAAGTTTGTTTTGAGGTTGCTAACAGCAACTTCGATAATGTCGTTGCCCTGGATTATATATTCTTTATTTTCAAGAATACCTTCAACATATGCTTCTGTGTAACTAGGGTCTCCAACGATATCTACTGTAAGTAGTTTAAAGTCTGGATTAACTGTATTACCTTTCAAGGTTCCGATACCACGAGAACTAGTTCCCAGGTTGACACCGGATTCAATTAGTGACTTGGCAATATTTCCCATAGGCGTATCTAATATTTTAGCTACACCAATAACTTTATTGCCTTCCATTTCCAATGATTCTATTAAGTGGCTTACTCTGTCAAGATTTAATTGAGGAACTGGTGGGTGATCTAATTCTCCCATTGCTCTTTTTTTATCAATCTTTTCCATAGTAAATCGAGCTACTTCTCGTTCTAATAACTCACGAGGGTAGATACGACCATTTCTATTCTTAATTTCAGCACCCATAAATGGGCCTTTGATTTTAAGATTTTTCTTTGTCCCATCTTCAGTAGATTCAGTAAAAACTTCTAATTCATCAAAATCAACATATTCAGTTATGAGCTTCATATTATTGTTTGTCATGATCTAAAAATCTCCTTGTCTGATTTCTAATTATTTATAAATCAGACAGAAAATTTTTAACACTTTGGATAGCTATAACAGCTTTTATGCATAGGGAAACAAGAAAAGCTGAGGTTTTTACGTTCAGCTACTACTTTTTTGACACTTGAAACTATTTTTTAATAGGTATCGTCAAGATTTTGAAACGTCATTGAGATATTTTCTTTTTCTGAATCAATTTTTGACACTATTTTTTTAGCAACAACCTTGTCTAGGTCATCTTTTAATGTCGCATAATCTTTATTCATGACTCTACCAGTTAATGAATCTTGGTCAGCTGCTACTTCCCAATGGTCAATGTCTGATGTGTATCTATCTAAATCGTCGGTTTGAAATCCTGGGAGTTCCCATCCTTTATCCAATTCATTATTATCCATGTTTTCTCCTTAGGCTTCCGGTACTGCTACATCCGATTTGGGTGCGTCAGGGTTGCCTTCTTCTTCTGTTGGTTCTAATTCAATTTTCTTTTTAAGCATGTCTGCCTTGAATGCAATTCTAGTTTCTAGAATTTCTTTGCGTTCTTTGTTTTTAAGTTTTTCATTAAGTTCGTACTCATCGTCCTTCATATTCATCATACTCTTCGCTAC